TACCGTGACGATCCTGTTTTATTTGTTAAGGAGGTTTTGGGTGCAGATCCTCTGCCGTATCAGGCGGAGTTTTTGAATGCCATTGCGAATAACGAGCGTAAGATTAGTGTGCGTTCCGGCCACGGTACGGGTAAGTCTACGTCTGCAAGTTGGGCTATGCTTTGGTTTTTGATGTTGCGTTTTCCGAATAAGGTTGTGGTTACGGCGCCGACGAGTGGTCAGTTGTTTGACGCACTTTTTGCGGAGTTAAAGCGTTGGATTAATGAGTTGCCGGAGCAGTTGGGTTCTATGTTGGTTGTTAAGTCTGATCGCATTGAGTTGTCTTCGGCTCCCAGTGAGGCGTTTATTTCGGCTAGGACGAGTAGGGCGGAAACGCCGGAGGCTTTGGCTGGTGTGCATTCTGAGAATGTTTTGTTAGTTGTTGACGAGGCTTCCGGTGTGCCTGAGAAGGTTTTTGAGGCTGCTGCGGGTTCTATGTCGGGTCACTCCGCCACGACGATCCTACTGTCTAACCCGACGCGTTCTAGTGGTACGTTTTACGAGAGCCAGACGCGCATGGCGAATAGTTGGTGGACGCGGCGTTGGTCTTGCGTGGAAAGCCCCCTCGTATCTGATGATTTTGTTGATGAGATGCGCGCGCGTTATGGTGAGGATTCCAACGCATTTCGTGTGCGTGTTTTGGGTGAATTTCCGCTGGCCGATGATGATACTATTATTCCGTTTCATTTGGTTGAGAGTGCGATACGGCGTGATATTGAGGTGACGCCGGATGAGAAGCCCATCTGGGGTTTGGACGTTGCACGGTTTGGCACCGATCAAACTGCGTTGTGCAAGCGGTATGGGAATGTGGTGACGGATATTAATTCGTGGCAGGGGTTGGATTTGATGCAGACTGTTGGCCGCGTCATGGCTGAGTATAATGGTTTGCCGCCCAGCGCGCAGCCGAAGGAAATTTTAGTTGATAGTATTGGCCTTGGTGGCGGGGTTGTCGATCGCCTGCGTGAGTTGGGTGCGCCCGTGAGGGGCGTGAATGTTAGTGAGTCTCCGTCTATGGGTGACACGTATATGAATTTGAGGTCTGAGCTTTGGTTTAAGACGAAGGGTTGGTTGGAGGATAGATCTTGTAAGTTGCCGGACAGTGATCAGCTTGTGGCTGAATTGACTGCCATACGGTATTCGTTTACTTCTTCTGGTAAGATGAAGGCTGAGAGTAAGGATGAGATGCGCAGGCGTGGATTGAAATCTCCTGACTTGGCTGATGCTTTGTGTTTGACTATGGCGTCGGATGCAACGACGGCTCTTTCCGGTGCAATATCGAGTTGGAAACAGTCTATTAAAAGAAACCTACGTGGCATTGCCTAATAAAATATGTTAGGGTGCGGCAGTATGAGGAGAAGTTAAATGATGAAACCACTGAAGGGTTGCCCCACGCCGGAAGCTTGCAAGCGGGCCGGAACTTGTTTGATGCGGAAGTTTGGTAAGTAATTTATGGCGCCCGTTTTATATTCAACAGATCCAGCCGAAACGCGTTACTACAGAGAGCAGGCAAGCCCGTTTTCTTTTCTGTATGATATGGCGCGTGAAGATGCTTACGATTTATGGCGTGAGGGCAGGCGTCCTATTCTTGGCGGTTTACTGTCTAAGGAAATTGGAAGTGAGGGAGTTTCTACGCGTGAATGGGAGGGTATTGGGCCAGCCTTGGTTGGATTGCTTTCCGCAATTGGTAAGCCAATTGACTTGCCATATTCTGCGTATCAAGGTTTGATACCAGAGGCCGATTTAGTGCCGGAGGTTATGGGTGCTGCTGCTTTAGCAATGGGCGGCGGTGGTTTGGCCACTACACCAAAAAATTCTTTACGTTCCGGCGTGTCTCGCACTCAGTCTGATTTACCTCCGGCGTCAAATGCGTCTGAGGCTATGGCGAGGCAAATCCTAGAGTTACGCGCTGCTGGTAGATCAAACGAAGTTACGAATGAGATGATGGGTGCGGCTGACAATCAATATATGTTTGCCAATACGCCACTTGATATGAGCCAAGCTGCACGAATGGCTAGGGCTGATGCTGCTGGGTTTGATCAAAGATCTATGCATGGCACTGGTGCTAATATCTCTGCAATTGATAAAGAAAAATTTGGCAGTAAGCAAAATCAATTAGGCAAAGGTTTTTATACTACAACTAATCCTAAAAGGGCTGAAACATACGTCCCAAAAGATTGGGAACAATCTCAAATTGCGGGTGAAAGGATTTTTGCTGAAGGTGGCAACGTTCTTCCTATTATGTCGCGGAATAATAATATTCTTAATTTAGATGAACCAATGGGAATAAATAGTAATAGGTCTATTGGCCAAGCTTTTGAGGGGCCAGATTTTAATGTTGAGTACCGTGGAAACGGAGATCAGGTATTTATTAAAAGTAAGTCTGATCCTAATTTAAGTGTTTACTTAGATAGCTACCAGCCAGCAATGGTTACTATTCAAAAATTAAAAAATGTTTTTGGTAAAAATAACGTTACTGAGATAATGGAAAAGTCTGGGTTTAGCGGTTTAGAAAGCGCCGAAGCTTTAGGTAACAGGGTTAGAGTTAATTATAATCCAGCAGATATTCGATCCCAATATGCCCGTTTTGACCCAGAGTTTTCTAATTTATCTAATATTTCTGCTGCCAATAGATCAAAGCTTGGCGGCTTGCTGGCGGCCTCTTCTGCTAATAAAGCAGATCTTGATCCGCTGGGTTATCAGAATACAAAGATGCGGGATTACTTGGGTAACACTGACGTTGCCCTAACTGATACCGGAGAGAACTTAGCGCGCAGGCCTATGTCTTGGGAGGAAACTGAAGGTAAAGTTGTTTTACCTTTTTACGGCGACAGAACTTCTCGCGGCTTATTAGTTGAGGGTGTCGATGATGTAAAGTTTGACCAGCCAGTTTACACCGAAGGCGGCTTTGATTTTATGCTTGGCCCAGCGGCGCAAGCAGACAATGCAGTCTGGGCATCTAACCAAAACATTATAACCAGAATTGATAAAGAAGCTGCCAAAGCAAGAGAAAAATTTCAAGGTAAAGATATTTTAGGTGTAACGGGGAGTATGTCTCCAAACGCAAATGATTTCGCTACGATGACGGGCGCGGCTATGGCTGAATTAGTCAAAGGCTCCAAAATTACAAAAAAAGCTGCAAAAAGTTTTGATAAAGAAATGAAGGGTTTTGACCCTGACTTTGTTGGTATTTTATCGCCGGATTTACGAAAGTGGGCTGAAAGCACCACATCTCCTAAGAGAAAATCTTTTATTCGTTTAATAGATACTAAACCGTATCAAGAGTTGGGCTTTCCAAGTTCGGGGCAGGCTAGGTATAGTGTTACCGATCCTACTCAAAGAGATATGCCGGCTGGTATGTTCGGTTTAGGCGCCGCAAGAATAGGTGATTTAAATCCAGTTTTATTTCAAAAACCACGGGGGAATATGCCCCCACAAAGTTTTCCTCATTCTACATACAATACGCAGATTACTGGCGATTATCTTGGATCACTTCCCCCCGTGCCGCAGGGTTTATTATTTAGTGATGTTTATAAATCAATGGCGGGCAAGGCAACTAAATCTGGCCAGCCATTAAACGAAGCACATAAAACTCACGCAATAAAAACAAAAATGCCTGCGCAAGTAATAACTCCAGAAGTTCTTGAAGGTATTTTAAGTTACCTATCTAGGATGGAAAGATGAGTGGATCTGGATCTTCAATGCCAAGCCGACTGCACACCAATACGTCGAGGCTATCTAGTTTTTCATCGTCCAAGCCTAAGTCTTTTGCTTTTAGAATAATTAGTTCCCTAGCTAAATCTACATCAATCATGTTATTATCCTCCCAGAAAAAAATTCTAACTTAGGTTTAAGGTTAAATCAATGGCAATTACAACATACGCAGAATTAAAGTCGAGCATAGCTGACTTTCTCAACCGTGACGATCTAAGTACGATTGCTGCTGATTTTATTACATTGGCCGAAGCTGACATACAAAGGTTTGT